TTTTCCAATATCTCCGGGTCTATCAAGGCGGCTCTGTGTTTTCCTTGAAAACTAATTGAGATCACTCCTTTTTCCATGGTGTTTTTTTGGTTTTTATTCTATCGCCTTTTCAATGTTCGCGAGCTCTGCTTTTGTCACGTCCACCCAGTTTTGATTGCATGGGACGACGTATGAACAGTTCATCTCCTCCGGCGTTAGCCATTTCCCCTCACTCTGCCAGTATTCAATCAGATCGTTAACGTCTTTTATGGCTTCCGCGTAGTTTTCGTATGTCCGGTAGGCGTGGTCGCCTCCCACTCCCCAGCAGTTAAATCCTTTTTGGATTTTGCAGTGTTGGCTTTCAATGCGCGAGATCGCCACGATCAATTTCCAGTGCTTTTGTTCTATCAGAGTTTTCGTGTGCTCCGCGAGAGGCGATTCTTTTTCTTTAAGGTACGATTCCAGTTTTTGCTCCGTACTTGGGTGATCGTCCGCTTCCGGTATCGTCCCCGGTTCCCGGTGGCCTTTAATCGTTAATCCGATTATGGTCGCGGTTGCTATGACCGCGGCGGCCGCCAGGAAAGTTATTTTTTTCATTTCAGAATGAATTTCAGAAAGTGAGCCGTTATCGTTCCCAGGAAAAATTGGTCTGTCGGTTGCTGTCCTGAGAATACCCACCATATAAATGCGAACATATCTATGGCAAGTATTATTGAGATCACTCCCCAGATTATTTTTAATGTTTTCATGGTTTTTCTTTTTTTGCCGGTTCTGCTTGGCGTGCGGCTCGGCGCGACTTCGCCTCGTCCACGCTTGTCAGATTTATATCTTACTTATTATCGACCTGTTTATATTCTAAATCATTGCGAACATTTAGTCCAATAGCCGTAAGTTGATAACTTTTAGCACCTATTATTCTTTAATGGACTGCCTTAATTATACCATGCTCTATGTTGTATTTTAATGATGTAATCTATGTATATAGAAGAGATTGCCCCTTTCGGGCCATCCGGTTGGTCACTTTCGGTCCTTTCAGTTGGTCACTTTCGGGCCAACTGATTTTTGGTTTTCCCCAGGTTGTCCCCATAAAAAAAGCCGCCCTTAACGGACGGCCTTTGAGGCAAACCCTGAGAACACCATGAACCGAAAAAATCGGCGGGGTCAACGCAGAGCGTTGGTCCCAGAACTCAGAAAAGCCTCGGGGTCATTTTAGCATATTCTACTTCCCGGCATAAGGTTGTGAGGCGTCGCCTTTGTTCGAGAAGTAGAACGTGGAGGCAGCCATTGCCAGGACCATGAAGTCTTTCGCTTCAAGTCTTCCTAAGAAGAAAGCGGCGCAGGCGGTTATGTTCAGCATAATGAACACCAATTTTGATGCCGATGATAATAATTTACTCATTTGTCTGTGGTTTGAAGATCTCGTTTAACTGTTCGCGTGTTTTAGGGCCGGTTCGACCATATCCGGCCATTCCCTTTTTCGTTATTCCGTTCCTTTCCTGGAACTTTCCTACCGCGTCCGCGGTGATTGATCCGTAGTATCCGGTTGATCCGATGTTCGTCGGGAAGTCGCATGTATATTTCAGACAGTCTTGGAGTGCTACCACTTCCGGCCCTTGCATGTTCTGCTCGAGGTCGGTGGCAAAAAAATGGTATGGCTTTGTTGCCTCTGTTTCTCTGAACTTGAAGTTTATCGGATAGGCGGCAAAGAAGTTACGAGCTTTGAAGAAGTCCTCGTCTATAATTCTTTGGCCGTTCAGGCCATAGTTCGGTCCCCAGCTGTCCTCTATGATAAGACATTTCTTTCCGTCCACTAACGTGAAGTCCACGGCCGTCACGCTGTGCCGCAGAGTTGATGGCGCGTTGAGATCAAGGTTCGCGTTGTCTATGAACGGGCGATCGGTCCATTCCTTTCGCGTGAAGTAGAACCAGACCATCACTCCCTTGCCGGTCTTTTGGATTATTGAGGCGATCTTGTCTATGTCCTTTATTTCCGGTTGGAGGTAGTTTGTCGCTATCTTGAAGATCTCTCCGACGCGTTCTTTGTATTCAGGGATCTCGGTCGCGTCCATTTGCGCGTCCGTCATATTTTGCGATGGCGTCAGCTCCTCTAAGGTTACTCCCTCTGTCATTATATCCAGGGCGTCCACTCCGAGCATTCCAGATCCCGGGGCGTTTGATCGCCTCTTGTAGATATGCGTCGCGCTGAAATGAACATATACCCCATTTAAGAGCCAATACATTATTCCGAGCAATTTGGCGGCGGTTTGCGCCACGCAACTTCCTGATCCGTCTTGATTAAAAATAGGAAACTTGCGCCATTCGCTTTGCTTTTTTTCCGTCCAGATCACCGGCTCAATGGCGGCCGCGGCTACTGTTTCCTCAAACTTGTAGTCCTTTATCTTTTTCTCTCCGGGACGGGTATCGAGGAGCGCCCCGGTTCCGTTTTTGTGAAACATTTTTTATGGTGTTTTTTTTCTTTTCCGACTTAAAAAGTATAACTCATTTTTATTTTTTCGGCACTCTCTCGTTTATGGTGGTGCACAATCTGACGACCTCTTTCCCCAGATTTTCAACTTCCGTTTTCAACGCGTCCACCTTGGTGTCTACTGTATGGATATGATTTGACGCCAGGGTCATCGCTTCCGTTATCTTATTCTGCATCTCCGAGAAACGACGGTCCGTGCTCTCCTGGATGAAGCTCATTGCTTGCGCTTGGAGGGCGTCCGTTTTCTCGGTCTTTATTTGAGGGTTTTTGAAATGGTGATAGATGGTAAATACCACTCCGCCGATTCCGAAGATCCCCATTATTACAGATATAATTTCGCTCATGCTCATGTGGTGTATGATGCCGGTATTCCGTTTGTTGCTTCTTGCTCGACCTTTTCGCTCGTCTTGTTTTGCCAATCTATAAGACCAGATTTTACCGCTTCTATCGTGAGCTCCACCCGGTCCGTCATGTAGTCCACTCTGCGGATCAGCATGTTTTCCTCTACGAAGTCCAACTGCTCGTTGTTGAATCCAACGAATCGGCAGGTGTCGCCGGGCTGAATGCTCTCTATGTCGTATCCTTTTTCGTCGTCAAAGTTGTTGTCAAAAATCGTAACCGTTAGCTTGACCTCCGGTTGCTTCATCGCTCCCAGGAAGTTCGCAGCGATCGCGTCGGCCGATGCCTCGTCCGCTATGCCCGGGTCGATGTGCATCTCCGTTCTCCGGCCGTATTGCGCTACCGAGGTCGCGTCCTCGTAGTATTTATAAACGAGCGTTCCCGGGTCCGTTTCTCCGTTCCAGATTATTATAGCATTCCTCAAAGTTTCCATTGATTTCTCTCCTCTGAACGAGGCAAAGTGTTTTCCGAATTCAAAGATGTGGGTCGGCGTCGTCGGCTTCGGCTTTAAGTGAACGAAGTCGTACTCGTCAAAGTAAAAGAAATATCCGGCCGGGGCGAGCGATGAAAGCCGGTCTAATGCGTTTCGGTATGTTTTGCTTTGAAACATATAATGGACGGTCGTCGATGTGAGCGGGATCGTTGTCGGGTTGTACGAAAATAACGGCTTGCCGTTCTCCGCGTTGAATCTGTCAATTACTGCTCTCGTTATCAATCCTATGTCGGCCGGGTCGCCGTCCGGGGTGTCCGTTAGGCCGTCCGTGCTGTCGGTGTATAGCGTCGTGGTCGCTCCGTCCTTTAAGTAGTCCGTTCCGAAACGAGTATATTGCCCTAATAGGTGGATCGTGATGCGCTCCGTCATGCCGTCTATTTGAGGCTCTATCAATGAAATATACCCTGAGTATAAAAGAACCCGGCCGTCGTTCAGATCCTCCGTGTCCTTGTCTGAAACAAAAATTTTCACCACGTTGTCGAGCTTCACTTCCGCGCCGTCGTAGTCAAACTCCTTGGCGAGCGGGATTATGCACTCTCCCAGGCCTGCGTTTATTTCTTTTGAGAAACCATTAAAATCGGCAAATGCCGAGATGTCGCCGGCTTGCTCGTTGTTCGGGTGGTAAACCTCAATAATAAAGCGCTTGCTCATAGGTATCTCTTGTAATAGTCCACGTCCAGATCGACTGTTCCGCCTAAGCCCTGGCCCATGAATCTGATGTCAAAAAGCATATCCCGGTTCGGTTCGTCCACCCATCCTGCGTTGTAATAGGCCGCGTTTCCTTTCTTGTATGTTGCTTTCTCGTTTAACGAGCTTCCCCACCAGATGAAATTGTCCACGTCGCCTATGGTATTCGCGTCTATGACAAGCCAGTATGTCACTCCTGGGACCAGGCCAGTGTATAGCGAGTTCCTTATCATATACCACCCGGCCGTCGTTGAAACTGATGCCGCAGCGAGGTTGTCGGTAACGATCGGAGTCCCTGTTCCCGGCTCTCCTCCGTCGTCCTCTAATATAGAGTATGTCATCGCTCCCGATGGAGATCCGACTTTTTGAAGCCACGCGAATATCCTGTGGTAGGCCATGTCCGAGTAATCAACTCTGAACGATTGGGCCTGCCTTAATGATCCGTATATGTGTTTGAATCCGTCCACGTATCCGGCGTGTTTTTCAAGAGGAACCTCTCCGGCGTATATCCTCATATTGTTCACTCCCACTTTCATCTCCGGGAATTGTCCGAGATATTCTGTTTCCACCCCGGCTAACTTTGCCGTTTTTAATCTGAAGTCTATCTCTATCGGCGTTCCGCTCGCCAAGCCTCCGCTAACCGGCACCATTATTCTTTGGGAGTTGTCCTCGTTTACGATCGCCACTCCTCGGCAGTCCGCTCCGGTAGCGTTCGGTGTGATCGTCACTCTTGGTTTTGGCGGCGCTGTCCCCGCAAGCGTCCACGCGCTTTGAACTCCGTCCGAGCCCGGGGTTATTTCATCCTCGTTCTTGTATGCCGTTTCGGTCGTGTCCTCGCCTACTCCCTCCACGATCACGAATCTGGCCTGCCATGGGACATAACTTATGTTGTAATAGTCGCGGTCAAATGAGAACGACTCAACGCTGGCCTTGTAGCGCCTTGTGGCGCCCGCAAATGTAATATCAAGGTTCTTATTCGTCCGGCTGAATAACTCCTTGAATGTGTCTATTTTTGACTCAAGATCGGACTCCGATGAGCCGACCAGGACTCCCTGGATCGGTATGTATTTTCGGCCGTATTTGCTGCTTATCAAAACAGAGCCGTCGTCACGCGGTAAGTCCAGGATATTCAAAATCCTTTCCGGGGGCGATTCGTGCTTTATGAATCGCGGGATGTAGGTTGTGTTCAGAATCTCTGTTCCGTCAAATTTTATTGATGCCATTTTATTTTCCGGCCGCGCCGGTGAGTTGTGCTTCCCTGTTTAGGGTATCGACTATTTGTTTTTTCAGAGTTTCTATGTCTGAAACATCTCCGTTGAACGTGAAGTTGATAACATTCTGCGTTGGCGCTTGCCCGATCTTCCCTAAGAACGTGAGGCTTTCGGCTGAGGCCGTGCTTAAAAATCCGGGGCTATCTACCGATGCCCTGATTCCTGTTATGTAATCTCTGCTCTCAGCTTCTTTCTCGGCTAACTCCATCGCTTGCCGGTCGTATCTCTTTTGGAGCTTTTCTATCTCGTCCTGGCGCTCCTGTTCGTATTCCTTGATCCTTGTCCTGAATCCTATCGCTCCTCTTTCCTCCTCCTGTTTTATCAGCTTGTCATATCTCTTTTTTATATCCTCTGCGTCGTCGGCGTAGTCCTCGTTCAGATCCTCCATGTCTTGGCGGCGGTCCCTTATTTTATTCTGTTGCTTTTCCACCTCGCTCACGATAGTTTTTGAAACGCTGACGAATGCTTCTCTTAATTTCTCGGCCGCTTCTGCCGTCGCCTCCACCCCTCCGATCACGCTGTCGTCCGATGGCGAACTCGCCGTGCCTTTTTCTCCGTAGAGTTGAGCCGTCAGATTTTCCAGTGATATTTTGTCTATCGTTTCAAAATCAACTTTTATGTCGTTAAAGACATCTCCGAGATTTTTGGTGCCCGATTTGAACTTTTCTATTACCGAATCGAGCATCCCCCCGGAGATTTTATTTATTATCTGAACTAATGGACTGTCTACAATGTTTGACTCCATCAGCGAAACTCCTATCCCCCCGATGGCTTTCGGGATGGCCGCCAAGATCGTCAGTGTTTTCATGAACACGGCGTTTATCAAGGCTCCCTTTCCGGCCGCTATTTCCTCTAACGAATTAACCGAGTTCCCGGTCTGACCGAATAGGTCTATATTCGTTACCAATATGTCGGCCAGTTGCGTCAGTGTCGGGGCAAGCGCTTGGCCGATCGTCGTCTTTAAGTTCTCCACCGCTACCGTTTGGCGCGCCATGCGTTCCGCGTATGTAAGCGAAAGATCCCCGGCTCTTTTTACTCCGGCCATTCCCTCCTCTAAAACGGCCATCTTTAAGGCTTCCTTTTGCTCGTTTGCCGTCAGTTCCTCCGTGGTCTTTCCGAGCGACTTTGCGTATCTCTCCTGGGCCGCTTCTTGTTTTATTAAAATGCCGAGGTTGTCCAGGATCATCGGAGAGGCGCGGCCGATACCTGTTACGATATTGTCAAAGGCTTGGGTGGTCGTGAGGCCCATGTCCCGGGCGCGCAACCTCGCAATCTGCATCAGCGAGTTGAATTCCTCTTGGTTCTTTGCCACGCCGAGCGTCATCGCGCGGTTGGCCGCTAATATGAGATCCTTGTTTGATATGGTTCCCTTTGAAAGATCTCTCAGGCTTTCAAGGTTGGCTTCGGCGTTTATTCCCATTTCGGCCGTGAGTCTTTCGTATGACTGCGTGAGGCCGTCTATCTCAACCGCCATGGCCGCGGACTCTTTCAAAAAATCAAAGGCCTTATAGGCCGCTGCCACTAACGTAAAACCGGACGCCAATTTTGTGAGGCTTCCGGATGTGTTGTTCATCTCTGACTTGACCCCTTTCAGATCAGAACTCATGTCTTTGAGCTTGGTGCCGATTACGCCAAGCTCTTTACTGGCCTTGTCCTGGGCCTCTACTGTTATTTTTACCTTTTCGTTTACCTCAGCCATTTATAATTTCTTTAACTTTTTTTCCATCATCTGACGGTCAATATCCATCTTGGCGAGGAGCAAGTCTATGAACCATAACGGTTGGTCCATGTATTCCTGGTAAGTCCAACCGAACCTCTCGCAAATAGAAACGATCAGCATTTGGTCGTCCAGCTTACCCTTGGCGTACTCTATGGCTGATTTCTCTACTGCGGTTTTGTTTCTGCTCCCTTTTTTTTTCCTAAGAGTTCTTCAAGGGCGGCGATGACCTCTCCGTATTCCGGCCATGGCAGTTGGCATACCGATTCAAGGACGTCCTCTTTGTTTCCGTCAACCGAAACAACTAAGAGTCTTACCATTTCCTCCTCCTGGGCTTCGTTCCACCCCGGCTCATAGTTCTCTATCATCACGCTTTCCTTGTCCTCCGATAACTTGAATGTCGCGCCCTTGAATTGGACGTGGATTATCTTGTTGAACTCGCGGCCGTTCGCGTATGAGTAGATCTCCACCTTGTGGCCCCCTTTCGTTTCTATTGTTTTTGTTTCCCGATTTTCCATTTTTAGTATGCCGTTCCGGCGGTTTCGTTTACGACCTCTGCTTCTATGGTTTTTCCGTCCGCGCTGTTGTATAAGACCTCAAAGTTTTGAGCGTCCACTATATGCGATCCGACGTTTATTGCGTTGTCGTTCGCCATTAACTTTATATTGTGGAACTTTAACGTCAGCTTTTCCGATGTGCTGAAGTCCGGGTTTATATTCTTTCCGGTAATGATAATAGTCATCGCCTGTTTTACCCTGTCCAGGAATGCCTGCCTTTGGCTCACGTCCTCAAACAAATGGTTGAGCGTTATCTGCGCTTCTTTTGATCCGGTCATTATCGTGAACGGATCTATTCTTGACGTTCCGTTCTGGGCGACCAGGTTGTTGTTTAAGGTAATGGTTAAATCAAACACTTCCGTCGCGGTTGCTCTTGATGCGGCCGCTGTGTCTGCGGCGGCACTGTCCGCTCCCAATCCGACCAATGCGTTGCCGATAAATAGCGGCTCTTTGAATGCCGGCATTGAAACCGTTTGAGGAACGAGGTAGACCGGCGCGCCTAATGCGGCCGTTACCGTTGTTGAGGCAAAGCCTACATCTCGTCCGTTAGCGTCAACTGACGTCAGAGTGAGCTCAACTCCTCCCACCGCGATCTTGTCCCCTACGACAAGACCTCTGTTCGGAGCGATGTCGTATTCGTCGTCCAATGTGAGCGAGGTCATTCCGGCCCCTGTAAGGGCTAAGCCAACCGATGCTACCGAGAACTGCCCTTGCGCCATTATGTCGGCCGAGATTTGGAGGCGGCCGTTGTCAAAGCTAAGGCCTAATGTGTTTACCAATACGCCGAAGAACCTCTGGGCGTATAGTCCCTTTTTAATTTCAATCGTGTAGGTCTTTGGATCGTCCACCGTGAATGGGTGAGTATATCCGTCAGTCGCGTCGCCGGTCGTGTCCCCCTTTTTCATTACCATGTTTATGAAGTGAGCGAGAACGTCCGCGTCGCCGAGGACCGTTACGTTTCCTCCGTGCGTCCTGTTTCCGCGGAGAAGATCATCGCTTTTCCAATCGAGGCCTTTCATTCTGCGGTCCGCCTCGTGGTTGACCGTCGTGTTCATGCTCTCGCTTACGAGCGGGACGAATGTGTCCGGGATCACTGCGGTCCCGGCCGTCGCTTCCGGCTTTATTGCGAGATATGAGTTATCTGCTAAGTAAGGCATTTTTGTTTTTATTTATTTTCAGGTACGACCTGATTTGTTTCTTTGTTTTCCGGCACTTTGTTTGGCGCTCCGGCAGGCGCCACGACTCTCTTGAAGTTGGCGTTGTGAAAGTCTGCCGGGAGATCCGCGATCTCGCCCGCTTTCACGATCCCCACGCCCGGAACGCTGAGGTCTTGTTCACTTGTGTTTTTGAACTTCATGCTTTTAGTTTATCACTTTTAATAGTTGGGAACAATTACAACCGCCTCGACTCGGAACGTCGCAAAGTTGAACGTTCCGGCGGCCACCTTAAAATCGGTATTGAACTCAACGACCCTCACTATTTCCACCGATCCGGAGAGGTCTTTGTCCTTATCAAAAGCAGTTAAGATCGCATCGGAGCATGTTCTCATTATTTCCGCTGCCTCCTCTTGTGTCTTTCCGGCTTCGCTCTGCTCTTGGTAGAGTTTTATCGTGAATGAGAATGTTCGCGCGTTTCGGTGGGTGTCCAGGACTTCGCCTGTTCCTCCCTCCTCGGTCACTACCGCGGCCGGGAATTTTGTAAAGTTTCCGTCGCTGTAATCTACCACCACGCCGAAAATATCCAGCGCGACGAGTTTGGCTTTTATCAAGGCGAGTATTTCCGTGATCGTTGTTGCCATGGTTTTATTTTATAGTATTTATGACGTTCCTGATAGCGATGGCGAAGAATTCGTTGATCCTCCCTATGCTCTTTGTGGCGGCTCTCAGCATAAACGGGTTCGGCCTCGTTCCCGGGTGCTTGACCGTCTTACCGAAGAATTCGCCAGTTCTCCTGTTAGCCAGGACTTTCTTGTTCCTGACTTTTATTATGTGCGGTCCGGTTCCCTCCTCAACGTAGCGGGAGTATGGGGCGTTGCTTACTATCTCGGCGCGCGTCTTTGAGATCAGGTGCGTTCTGATGTTCTGCCTTAGGTTTCCGCCTCCGCTTCCCTTGTTTACCGGCGCCTCTCTCAATGCGGCGCTCTGAATTGTTAAGGCCGCTTTTCTGACGGCTATTGATATTTGGTTCAATGTTTCCACCGGCGCTTTTGTCATCGCCCTTGTCAGTTTATCAATGCCCTCAATTTTTATGTTTATTTCGTTCATGGGTTTCCGAGTCTTATCCTTAATTCCATGTGATCGTCGGGGTCGTCAAACTCCAACGTCTTAACTCCTACGATGTCATATTCTTTTTCGTCTATCGTTGCGTGGTCGCCCTCCTTTATGTCCTCTATCGCGCAAACCATAATCCACTCCTTTCCGGCGTGGCCGTCTATGTCCTGCGAAAAATAATCATCCAACGCCTGGACGTGGCACGGAACATCTATGAGGTGGTATCCGTAGCTTTCCGTGTCGCCGCTCTCGTCGTCTTGGAGGCGGGTTATAGTCGCTGATTTATCGTAGAAAGTTTCTATCATTTAGAAATGGAATTTTTTATAACTTGCGAGCACCGACTCAATGCGGTCAAAGTCTTTCCACTGCTTTTCGTCCTTGTATGTCACTTGGAAGATCCCCATTGATTTGCTTTGAACCTCTCCCTCGCTTTGGAGGCTATAATTTACAATTCCGGCAAGGAGGACGGTGGCCACGTTCGTTATGTCGGCCGGGACCGCTTCGCTGAATCCCCATTTCGCTTTTACGCTTATCGTCTGTTCCGGATAACTCGGGAAGATCAGTCCCATTAAGGTTATGCCTGTCTTTGGCGTATCGTTCGTCGGGGTCACTATGTAATCGTATTCGGCGTCCAGATCGTCGTCGTCGCGCTCCGTCAGCGCCGGGTCCGTTCCGATCTTTACTTCCGTCACTTCAACTGCGTCGTCAATTATGAGTTTCCTTGTGTTGTCGCCGGTGTAAAATCTGCGGGTTGCGGCCGTGTCTGCGATGAAGTTTCGGCCGGTTTGGCGGTCAATGTAAGCCTCTATCTGCTCAATCCACGTATTCACCTGATCTTCAAAACTGCTGTCTATGTCCATAACCAGGTAATTTTCTATATTATCTATAGTCGTGTATCCTTTCATACTTTTATTTTATAACTATTTTGGTTATCTTGGAGACGACTTTTTTCAATAATTCACGATGCTTAATCGTCTTGTCGCACTTATTAATAATCATCTTGTTATGCGACGGAATTATCATTTTTTCTTGTTTGTTCATGTTTATTTTTATGGGCATGGCTCCTTCGGTAATCTATAATATGGGTTTGCTTTAGGACTGTATGGGCTTTCTTTCGTGGCGTATGGGCTTGGCCTGCAGTGCCGGTAAGGGTATATCCTGTTAACCAATTTTAACATTTCCTGGCTTACTCCGCTATCGGTTAAGGTAAGCATGTGCAAAACATTGGCCGCATCTGCAGCAACGGCGCTATCACTCAAGGCAATTCTCGCAAGTATAGCTATCGCTTCCGCTCCATAACCATTATCGGCCAAATTTATGCCTATATGGGCC